ATCAAGAACAGTACCGATATTTCTTAAACGTCTTACGAACGTTTTTTGACCTCGACCAAACCTGAATGTGAAATCACCCATTACACTCTTCTTAGCTTGGTTGATGATGATTTATTTGTTGTGCCAATTTTCACGGCACCCAGTAGATCAAGTTTTCCATTTGCTATGCGCTCAAGCATTGCCAAAGCTTCCTTGTATAGCTCCGTAACCGACTCTCTTGGGTCTAAAGAGTAAAGTTCGTATCGAGTTATAGCAGAGGCGATATTAATTATTGTAGAGGGTATAGGATTGGTAAATGGGACTTCGTAGAACGATCTCAAATAGTCGTTGATCAAAGCATCTGCTCTTTTGGCAGCAGCATCATATACATCACTGTCAATTGATCCTGATCCTCGACCAGTTAATTGTGTGATTTCTGGAGTGCCAAATATGACTTGGAATTGATCTTCGTCTATATACATAACTTTTGTAAAAATTCCCCGTAAGGTTGAGGTAATTATTCCCTCAAAAGTCGAAATCAAAAAGCAAGATGGAAAAAAGGAAAATAAATCCCACCTCGCTCAAAAGGTAAACTTGTCACCTTTTAATCGTCGGAATCGAAGTCTGAAAAATCAATTTCAGGTGACGCTGCTTCAGCAACAGTCTCTACGACTGCTTCTACAACGGCTTCTGCCACTTCTTCGATAACTTCATCAACAAGGCCGGATCGCTGGTTATTTGCGATTGAATTTCTTGCTACAGCACTGTTGATATTATTTTTAAATGGTACTTTTTTCTTAGCCAGTTTAGCGGCTTTCTTTTCTTCTTCAATATCGGCTTTTCTGTGAATCTTTCGTTGATACTGGAGCAATTCTGCTGTTGTAAAACTCATAAAATTTCCTTTTTAGATGAACTGGTAGCGAGTGCTACCAGAACATTCATAATAATATTAGTATATTATTATCCATTGGTTATCAAAAAAGCCATCGGTATGTTTTTCCGTTCCTCATATACACGACTCCATTGTGCTGGGTCTTGCAAGTTAGCGCGAGTTGCAGAAACGCCTTGAGCGATACCAGCAGATGCGAATGCAAAGCCTGCAGGATGGATAATCTCATTACGACGAGCAAACAAGATGTCTTGACCACCACCGTTACCAGATTCAGGCTTACGATCCAATTCAGAAGGAACCAAAGGAGCAGATTCGCCATAACCGAATGCACCGGGTGCAAACAATACTGAAGTGAATTTGAAACCAGAAGTGCCGCCAGCTTCAACAGTCAAAGCATCATCTTCAACTAAACGATAGCCTAAGTAGGTTTCAAAACGGATGTTGCCATTTGAATCTTCGGTGAAGTCGATCAAGTTCTGTTTTCGCAAACGTGTACGAACAACAGAGTGAACAGCAAGTACTGCGATTTCTTGAGAGTGATCACCTAAAGTTGCCGCAGCGTCAATAACAGCTTCAGCAGAAATTAAGTTAGCAGCAACAGCATTGTCACCATCTTCAATAGAAATATCAACGACCATATCACCAGCGTTATTTGCTACATTATCAGCACGAAGACCGACAGTTGTGGAAATGATTCGTTGGCTTAGATTAGTCGCCCAATAGTGTGCAACTCGGTTGGTGATAGCTCCAAGTGGGTCTTGTAATGCAAGCTGACGAGACAGATCCATTGTAGACCAAGACTTAGCTTGGTTAGCAAGACGGAAAATCTGTACCGCACTTGAGATTTTATCAGGAGTATTTGTTAAAGATGGATCGTCAGATGTGTAATCTGGCTCGTTGTTATCCAAGTTTAGGAAGAAAGGTAATTCACCGATCATACCACCTTGAGCAACCATCGCGTCAATGCGTGGGTCTTGAACGATAATGCCAGCACTTGCGAAAGCGTTTAATTCGATTGCGCGTTCTTGAACAGCAGCATTAAAAGTGAGTGGTTCGTAAATATCTACAAGGCGTACTTCAGCCATTTTTGAATCTCCAAGTTATATGATTTCCCTTGGAGAATAGTCTTGCCAAGAGATTTTAAGAAACTAATAAAATCTTTCGGCCTAACCAAAAAATGTTCGGTAAAATGTGCGACCTAATCG